AAATAACAAAATATCAAATTCGCCTTATTAGCTCAGTCGGTAGAGCATTAGACTTTTAATCTAAGGGTCGGGGGTTCAAGTCCCCCATAGGGCTTTGGTGTTTAAATTTATTTTTTTTATATTTATCTAGTGAAAAATTGAGATAAATCCATTTTAATGTGTGTATATATTTTTTTACGTAAATATGATATTTTTTTTTTAAAATAAATTATCATATATGAATACACATATTCAATTAAAAGATATTTCAATTATGAATACAATATGCGATACATGTAAACATGATTTTACATCACATTCTTTTAATTTAATTTCAAATACACAAAATGCAGGACATGTTTTTTATACAAAAATATCAAATGCGAGTAAATACGACGATACAGAAGGTATTGTAAAACATTGTACAAATTATTTAAATTTTATTAAACCTCAAAATAAATGGTCATGGATAATTGATTTTGACGGTTTTGGATTAAAACATACTTTAGGCATTAATACTGGTATACAATTGTCAAAATTAATTAATAATACAGGAAATTTAAAAAACTTATTTGTAATTAATACAAACGTGTTTGTAGAACAAATGTTAAAAATGATAAAATTGACATTAAATAAAGAATATCATCATTGTATTGTTATAATAAAAAATAATAATAATTTTATAAATGAAATAAATGAAAAATGGATAATATTAGATAATAATAAAAATTTATTAATTAATGCAATATGTAATTCATAATAATTAAATTATTAATTATTTACTGTTTTATTATTATTTTGAATATACACAATTATATAAATTATAAAATTTTCAAAATGATATATTGGTCTATAATTATTATTATAATATTGTAAAAATGTATAAGTTTTTTTAAGTATTTTTTTACTATCATTATAAGATATATTTTTTATATTAATTATACTACTTAAAATATACCATACACAGTCATATGGATTTAAATTATAAATAAAAATATCATACAAATATTCTCTTAGTATATAAAAATCATTTTTCTCTATATTTTCATTATTTTCATTATTTTCATTTTCATTTGTATTAGTATTTATAATTATATAATTTATTATTTTATTACATATATTTTCTATAGGATTAATAATATCAAATTTATTTTCTATATTATGTATATTTGTAATTTTTCTTAATTCTATATGTTTATCTATTTTAATTCCAAGACAACTATTATATAATACCCTTGACGGTCTTGGTATATTTAATACGTAACAGCAATTTAGTATATTATCTGGTATAAAACTTATTGATTCTGAAATAAAAATAAATTTTAAATCAATCATTTGTTTATTCATTTTTTGCATATAACTGTAAAATATGTCTAATAAATCATTATGTATTTCATGAAAATATTTACATACTATTATTCCCGTTTTATTTGGTTTTGATAGTAATATATCTGTAATATGATTGTATATTTCATTCCATAATAATTTTGAGTGACATCCAATTAATGACATATCTATCTCATAATGAATATCGCTTATTTTAAAGAAATATATATCTTTATTGTATGTTACACTTATTTTTTTTTCATATTTTAATTCAGACGGACTATATTTTTTTATAGATGATAACATTTGTGTATATTTACCAACCCCTTTTGGTCCATAAAATATAATATTTTTTAAATCTGAAATATCATCAGGAAAATTATTATATGTTTTTAAAAGAGATGGATGTAATGTTTTTTTATTAAATGCATTTAAATAATGATCAAAACATGATTCTGATATTTTCATTAATATTGTTATTATAGTATATAATTTATTGTCTTTATTTTATTACAGTCTATTTAATATATAAATGAATTGATATAAATTTATTTATATATAATTTTATTATAATGAATGAAAATATAAATAATATAATAAATAGTTTTACATTACATAGAGAAAGTCATCCTAATTTATCTTCATGCTGGTTATCATATATAAATTATAAAAAAAATAATTTTGATATTAATCATAAGTTAATAGAACATTGTAATCATGTACTACAATGCATTGATAATGGGGTTATAGACTATAGTATGAGAGATATTATTAATATTTTTATATTTAAAAATACATTTTTATAACTACATATTAATTAAAAAATATTTTTATTCAAAATTTTATTATAATTCAATTAACATAAGCATTTCTTTTTCTTCATCGCTGTATGGACTAAATAGGTCAAGTCCAGATTGCTTTAAACTTGGCATAAATCGCATTACATACGCACTCGTTTCGGTCTCGGTCTTCAACTTTTTTTGTTCCAGGAGTTGGGGGTGAAAATTTAAACTAAATTCTTTTACGCGTTCACGCCAATTTACCATATGCATTTTTGAATACATTGGCGGTGTTTGTTCTAAACTCAGAGGGAACACACCCTGTTCGTCGATAATTTTTGAAATCTCGTTCGGATCGAACAATGAACAACTTGGGTTGTGCGTGATGCGATATTTCATAAATAATCGATATGTACTTGTTTTAATTTTGGATGGTGTCACTGCATGAACGAGTTTCTCATTGAAGATAATCAAATGGTTAGGAGGGACACTAATTTTTTCTTTTTTTGAGTTGTAATACGGTGTATCTGTCTTGGTTATTTTCGCGAATCCAGAACCAATTACTTCTTCGGTGTGGGTGTTTGGGACACAAGTAAAATATTGAGTGTTCGCTTCGTCTAAATTGACCCATCCACCATAGATGATATCTCCTGGGTCGCCATGTATTTCTTTTTTTTTCACATTTGAAATATCGCGGTGCCACGATTCAGGAGATACAGATGTGCCCGGTTCTCGTTTAGCAAAGCGGTCTACAATGCATTCTAAATATTGACCTTTGAATTTTTGTTTAAATGATGGATACATGTATTTGAAAATAGACAATCGCAATTTTCGCACTTCTTCGTGATGAAAACTGGAGGGATTTCCGAAGGCACCAAAACCACCCATAACGTATTTGGTGGTATCTTTGTTAGGACGAATAAACTCCTTCTGTCCGTGAAGGAATGCGTCGCAGTCAAAATCTCTACGAATTGTCTCTGGATAAGGGATCACAGTGACACCGCGTTTTACTAATTCTTCCATATGGGTCATTTATGTAATGGAGGCAGGAGGGTTATACAAATTATTAATTTAAAATAAAATTCAATTTTATTTTAAGTATTTAATTATTTAATTATTTAATTATTTAATTATTTAATTATTTAATTATTATCTATTATATGGTTATTTAATTATTTATTATATGGTTATTTGTAAATCATAACTATATAAACACATAAACATATAAAATACAACGAATAAATGTTTATAATTATGAATTTAAAAGATATTAATATAAGTAGTATTTTTTACAGTGAAAAAGTAAAAAACACTGTTATGGACGATAGTAATTTTGTAAGAATCATATATTCAAACAATTTATTTACACTAAATAATATTTTTATTAGTTTAATATTTAATATAAATAATATTGAACGGTCATTCAATAAATACAAGTGTATATTAAAACATGATAGTCATAATAATAAAACTAACATAGAAAGGATTAAATATATAGAAAAAAATATATTAACTAATTGTAATATTAAAAAAAAAACACCAAATTATAGAATATCAGAACAATTAAATAATGGATTTTTAAAATTGTTTAAAGATTTTGAATGCAAAGAACATAATAATTTTATTTTAAAAATATATGGAATATGGGAAACTGATATTGAATACGGTATCACTTATAAATTTGAAATCATACAATAATTATTACATTATCATCCATCTGTTGAAAAAAACTCTAATATAATTGTCATCATTCCAACAACAACCAAGTTTATAGCAGAAGTAAAATATGTTGCAAATGCAATTCGATTCATTGTTGTAGAATCTTCTTTTGCATCTTCACTTACTCCTGTTTTTATATTAATATATAATCTTAAATACTGAAAAATAGCAAATATTTGAAATAAAAATAAAAAGGATGTTCCTGCCGATAATTGATAATATTCTTTTGCAACCTTTCCTTGATTTATACGTTTGTAAAAATTTACATTTAATGTAATAATCCACAATAATATAATAATTGTTAATATTGAAGGTGCTGAACTTGTAAAAAACGCTTTTAAAAAATCAATCAAACCGTTGATGGAACCTTTTTTCTCAATCATAGCAATTCTATTATAAATCGCAAAACTAACAAAAATAACAGTTAAAATGGAGAAACATACAACTCCATATCCATATATAGTAGAATTTGCACGTCCATAACTTCCATCTGCTGATATCTCATTTCCAAAAAAAATCTTTATACACATTCCGACAACAGCGATCATCATCATACTATTTATAACATATTCAAATCCACCCCTATTATCATATTTTGTTGATGTATTAAATTGACTAAATTCGTTTATTGAATTTTTTAAGTTAGAACTCATTACTATATTATATATAATATATATATAATATAGTATGAGTTTTAACAACAGTTCATCATATAATTATAATCGTGAACAAAATTATGTACTTGATCGTAAATTAGTTTCTGTTCATTCAGAGGATAGAGATATTACAAAATGGAAAAATTCTAATACGTTTGAAATAATGATATCATCTGTATCTAATGTTCAATCATTAAGATTAATACAAGCAACTATGCCTGGGTTCTATTATACATTTAGCAATGATTATCAAAATACTAAATTTAATTTTACGGTAGGCGAAACTACTTATAATGTAACAATAAATGAAGGATATTATACACCAGAACAATTGGCATTAGAATTAAAAACCAAAATGAACACAATATATGGAGTGGATAATAATTTCAATGTTATTTACAATGAAATAAAGCATACATTTGTGTTTTTTCACGATACTGTAACGTTTAGTTTTGATTTTTCAAAAAAAATTGATTATGATATTACTAATTGCGATCAACCGATTGTTTGGAATAATTATATAAAATGGGGACTTCCGTATAATCTTGGTTTTAAAAAGGAAACCTATACATCGTCTACAAATGTAAATGGTATATTTGATTATAAAAATGTTGATACTACAGATTTAACTCAATTTATAGAATCTCCGATTTCATTTGATATTAATGGAGAAAATTGCATTTATATGGAAATAGATAAATACAATTCGTATGATGAGTTATATCCATATAACAAAAGTAGTACGAATATATATGGAAATAATGCATATGACGGTAAAATAAATTCGGCATTTGCTAAAATACCTATTAGAAGTAATACGGATTATTCACACGATTCAAGAACACATTATTTACATAATTTGGTGCACTATGAACCACCAATTGAGAGAATAACACGTTTAAAATTTAAATTTCGTTTTCACGACGGACGTCTTGTTGATTTTCAAAATTTTCCATTTGATTTTACAATTGAATTGAATTCATTGAAAAATGAAATTGATAAAAAATCAAATATACGAATACCTGCTACTTATATTATATAAACCAAATTTTTATTATGTATTAATATATGTAGTGTTAAACCAATTTACTAATATGTTAATATCACATGTAAAAAAATTATCATTAGGAAATTCTTTATTAAAACCATCTAATTTTAAAAATTTAGGTTTTTTCATTTTTTTATTTTTATAATAAATATAATATCCATATTTTCCTTTTCTAATACATGCATCTTCATTGATAACTCTTGATTCATTTGTATTATTATCTTGTTGTGTTTCTATGTCAAATAGTTCTTCTGCTACATCATCAATTGATATATTTTCAATGTTTTTTTTAACATGTTTGAGAGATTTTTTTAAATCATTCCATTCTAAATACTTTCCAAATTTACCTGTTTTCACATAAACTGGTAAATCCTTATAATTACCAATAGACGAAGAATCCAATTGTTTTTTTATATCATCTTCAGTTTCTATTAAATCATTAATCATATATTCACCCTTTCTTAATTTATTCAAATCGATTTCTTTACGTACTGATTTAAATGTTATATTATTTTTATTATTATTTTTATTATTAGAATCATTTATTGAATCACACTTAATAACAGGACCGTATTTTCCTATCATATAAGTATGATGTTCATCGATTCGTATAGTTTCTTTTCCTCTTTCTAAAATATTTAAAGAGAGATTTTCAATTTCATTATTGCATTTTTCACATATATCTTGCCATTTTTCATTATTTTTTGCAACTTCATCCAGTGTGTCTTCCATTTGTTTTGTATATGAATATTGGAAAAGAGTATCAAAATGCTTAATAAGAAATTCTAATGCCAATATACCAACTGGGGTTATAATCAATTTATTTTTTTCATTCCCAAATTCGCGTTCAAGATTGATAGATCTAATTGTTTGAGATTCCAATTCAAACTCTTTGCATATTATTGTTTTACCCTTTACATTTTCTTTTTTTACATATTTTCTCTCTTGTATTTTATCAATAAGTGATGAAAATGTAGATGGTCGCCCAATTCCATTTTCTTCTAATAATTGAATTAGTTTTGCTTCTGTATAATGCTGTTTGGTTTCTTTCAAATGAATAGTTGCTTTTATTTTATTATAGTTTAATACAATTGATGGTTTTATTAATTGTAAATAGTTATATTCTTTATTAACATCTTGATAACCACTTACGACTTTCCATCCGGCAAATATAATGTGTTCTGTTTGATATTTATATATGTATTTCATTGGAGCATTAATAGAACATGTCAAAAGAGAGATTTTTGCATTTTTCATACAACTTTCTAATGTTCTTTCACGAATTAAACAATAAAGGCGATTTTCTTTTGCAGTAAATTGTGTTTGATCCAACTCTTCAACCGTAATATTTGTTGGGCGGATTGCCTCATGTGGACATGCGTCTTCTGTGTTTTCTTTTATTTCCTTTTTACTCTTTTTTTTCTTTGTTGTGGGTTTGGAAATAGTGTTACATTTTAATTCATCATATGATGTATTTACATTTACGTATTGTTCTCCATATTTTATTATTATAAACTCAACCATTTTTTTTCGAAAATCGTCACTGTATGTTGTATTTTCAGTTCTAGGATAGGTAATTGAACCACTTTCATATAGTTTTTGACATAATGACATTGTTTCCTTTGGAGATATATGAAATTTATTACTTGATGCTTGTTGTAAAGTACTTGTTGTAAATGCATTAGGCGATATAGACTCTTTATCTTTTAATTCAAACCCATTATATGTATGATTAAATGATTTGCTTTCCTTTAAAAAAATACTCACATTTATTTCATCAGTTTCTTCATGATTTAAAACAAACGGAATATTTTTACTAGTAAAATTTCCAATAATAGAATAATATTGTTTTCCTGGAAATTTATCAATTTCTTTTTGATTTTCATATATTAAACGTAACGCAGGTGTTTGGCATCTTCCCGCAGAAATACCATCCTTTACATATTTCCATAATAAAGGAGAAATTTTATATCCAACTAATATATCCAATGTTTGACGTGCTAATTGAGCATTTACAATAGGCATATTTACAATTGTAGGATTTTCAATTGATTTTTGTAATGCCGATTCTGTTATTTCGTGAAAAATAATTCGTTTTGTTTTATTAATAGGTAAATTAAATAATTCGCATATATGCCATGCAATTGCTTCTCCTTCACGGTCGTCGTCGGTTGCAATAATAATTTCATTTGCCTTATCTATTTCCTTTTTAATATTATTTATTTTTTCTTTTTTACTTTCAATTTTTGTAAATGTTAATGAAAAATTATTATTAATATCAATTGAAGTAATACCATTAAGTTCTCTAATATGACCGCAACTTGCAATACATTTATATATATATTGTGTATTTTTAGAGTTATTGTTCAAAAATTGTTCAATTTTTTTGCATTTTGATGGAGATTCAACAATAACTAATATATTATCTTTATTTAAATTATGACTAGACGTAGACATATATAATTATATATTCTGTATATTATAATTATGATTTAGGTTTAAGTTTTTATTTTAATTGTTGTTATCAATATGATTTTTTTTAAATTGTGCCCAAGTAATTTTCTTTTCCTTCGGTTTAGATACGGATTTTTTTTTCCCAGTTTTTTTATCAATTCTCTCTGCTTTCGTTAATGCACTATCAATATACATTGCTTTTAACAATTTACCAACTTCAAATGCTCCTTCATGCTGATCTAATTCACTTTTTTCAATTTGTTTTAATATATCCAATAATTTATGTAAAATATTTAAATTCAATTCATCCTTTTTTAATTTATTAAAAATATCAGTATAATTATTAAAAATAAAACTACATTGTGATACACACATTGCGTCAAATTGTGATGGATTGGATTGTGCTAATCTACTATACTTACTTTTTAAATTCAAAAGACAAGATACATCATTGCGTATTAAATCACTATGTTTTTTTTCACGTATTTCACTAGTACAGTCTTCTACGTTATTCACGTCAATCATTTTGTTTAATTGTAATTTATCTAAATTATCCATATATAATAACTATTATAATATCTTTATATTAATATATATGAAACAAATAGTAAAAAGTAAACATAATACGACTAAACGTAAACTTAATAAACGTAAACTTAATAAACGTAACTTTAGTAAATGTAAAATGACTACACGTAACATGCGTAAACGTAACACGCATAAACGTAACACGCATAAACGTAACACGCATAAACGTAACACGCATAAACGTAACACGCATAAACGTAAACTTATGAATAATAATATATATATGAAAAAATATATGAAAAAATATATGAAAAAATATAATAAACAATATGGAGGAGAATCTGGAAATAGACCTAATGGAATTATGCCAGATGTAATCGCTTCAGATACGAGTGGAAAAAATGCAATACAAAAACTAGCATCAGAACAACAATCGCATAGTGACGCAATAAAGGCAATGGGAGGAGGAAGTAATAGTGGAGGTAGGTCTGTTGGAATACCTTGCTGTAAAAGCGAGGGAAAAAATGCTGATTATACATATCCATGTCCAGATGGAAAATGTGGACCTCTAGCACAATTTCCAAATGATAGTAATGGAATTATTTCAAAAGTATTAGGTAATGTTGCTGAAACATATACTGGAACAAAATTTAATGCCGAATTTGATAGTGGTAGTAATTTATGGTAAACATGTATTGTTATTAAAAAATAATTAATTATATATTATTAATTATTATTAATTATTTTTAATAACAATATTTTTTAATAACAATATATTTTAATATGAATACTTCTGATACAACCTTATCTATAATAGTAATTATTATTTTTTTATTTTTATATATATTCAACTTTATCATTATTCAAATGCAACATATTAAGGAAAATTGGGTTATGTACAGATGTCAACCATTGATTATTCCATTTGCTTCATTTTTTGGACATGATACATCTGAAAATTTTGGTTTTTGTATAAGAAATATGCAAAAATCATTTATGGGTGATATAATGAAACCTTTATATTATAGTGTTGATGTAGCAAACGAAACTACAACAAATTTAACCAGCAGTTTAAATTATACTAGAAAATTAGTTACGGGATTGAGACTTAATTTTATGGACATGTTTAAAAACATTTTTGCAACATTATATAACATGATAGTTGAAATTCAACGTATGATGATAATTATGAAAGATTCTATGGGGAAATTAATAGGTACAATGACAACATCAATGTTTTTAATTCATGGATCTATGCTAACAATGTCAAGTGCATGGGCTGGTCCACCTGGAGGGTTAGTACGTGCTTTATGCTTTCATCCAGATACTGAAGTATTGTTAAAAAATGGAAAAACATATTTAATGAAAGATATTCCATTAAACAGTATATTACCAAATAATGCACGTGTTATTTCTAATATGAAAATAAGTAATTTAGATGAAAATGGAAATATTGTTGAAAAAATGTATAAATTAAAACGAAATAAAATAAACATTGAAAACAATTCTCACAATGATATTATCGTGTCAGGTAGTCATTTAGTATATGATTTAAATACACAAAATTTTATTCCAACGAAACATATAAAAACATCCGAATTAACTAATATAAATTGTGAAATATTATCTTGTTTAATAACGTCTAATAATACAATTCAACTTGGTGATTGGATTTTTCATGATTGGGAAGATAATAATGGATCGCCATCGAAACAAATATAATATTATTATTTTTATATAAACCAATTTACGAAAATGTATATTTATAATTTATTTAGTAATTATACATATACTATATATGAGTAAAGATAATATTAGTAAAAAAATAGAAAATTTATATTTAAAATTTGGGTTCATGGATAAATATGGTTCTGACGTATGGATCAGTGCTATATTATGCATTATATTTTTAATTTTAATAACATACTTTTATTTATTTAATTTATTACAAGTAGTTAAAAGTGATTGGCCGAAATATCGATGCAATCCAGGTATTATACCATTTGCTGGATTTATTAATAAACCATATGATAAAACAAATTTAGAATATACTGCATACAATTTTACAGGTTGTGTTAATTCTTTTATTAAAAATCTATACGAATCAGTTACTTCACCATTTATTTATTTAATTGTTATACTTCGTGAAACAATAGCATCTTTAAATGACTCGTTTAATTTATTACGTAATCTATTTACAAATGTAAGGAACACCTATGAATATGTTAGTAAAAAAATTCATGTTGCGATTATGAATATTGTTATTTCTTTTATACAATTCATTTTAAAAACCAAAGATACTATGGGTAAAGTAAATGGTATTTTAACAACTGCTCTATATTCCATAATTGGTAGTTATATGGCACTTCAATCATTTTTTAAATCATTATTATCATTAGTATTTTTATTTTTGGTTGCAATGGCATCATTTATAGTATTATACTGGACAATTGGAGGTGGATTAGCAGGTATACCCATTATTGGTACTGCGTTAGCTGCACCCTTTTTTATTACCGCACATTTAGTTACATTAACCATGATTGTATTAGTTATTATTTTCTTGATTTTTTCTATTTATATGATGAAAGCATTACAACTATCTACACCCCCTCCTCCTGGTGTACCTAGTTGTTTTTCTGAAAATACACTCATTGAAGTTAAATATAATAATATGAATCGACAAAACCAATTTGTTAAAATTAAGGATATAAAAATTGGAGATGTTTTAAAAAATAATGAAATTGTTACTGCAACTATTAAAGCATCGTCAAGTGAACAAAATGTATATAATTTATATAATGTAATGGTTACAGGAGAACATCGTGTTTATCATAATATATTAAAATGGATAAAGGTTAAAAATCATCCAGATGCACATCTTATAACAGATTTTAATGAACCTTATGTATACTGTTTAAATACAAATAAGAAAATATTTACAATTCATGATACAATATATTCAGATTGGGATGATATTGATGAAAAGGTATTGAATGATTTAGATATAAATTGTGTAAAAAATGGGATTTTAAATAAAAATTTTACATATGACGATCTTCATAAACAATTAGATAGTGGGTTTATATCAAGTACTATGCTTACATTACAAAACGGAGAATCTATTCCAATAAGTAATATTAAAATAAATGATATTCTTAAAACCGGCGAGAAGGTATTAGGTATTATTACAATTTTAGGTAAAGATATGGTTATTTATAAACATATAATTGATACAAATTGCATTTATGGTACCAAAAATATACATTTTAATAATAATAATTTAGGTACAGTTAATTGTATGTATGATGATATTAATAATAATAATAATATAGTTAATACTAGTATTACAAATAAAAAAGAAGATTGTATTTATCATTTATTAACAGATTCAACAAAATTACATATTAATAACTTGCAGTTCAATGATTATAACTCTGGTATCGATTTATATATTATATAATTTATTATTTCATTAATTTATTATTTCATTTATATTAAATTATTATTATATATAAAAATGGATAATATTGCAGAAGATGTGACAAATTTTACAAAAATTAATGATATAGATAGTTTTTTAAATTACAAAATATCTATAAAAACAATGATAGGTTTAGGTAGTATATGGGGTATATTAATGATAGTTTGTGTAATAATTCTACTTGGTGGTATAGATAATACTATAGAAGTTTTAAAAAGTTTATTTAATATAACAAAAAATACTGTAAAAAAAATAAACAAATAATTTTTAAAAATTTATATATATAAAATGATTAATATTATTTAATTTATATATATATTACAATTCTCTTTTTATCTATTTTTATATTATAGTAAATGAGTATAAATAATTTTTTAAATCAGACAATATCATTTAAATCAATTATTGTTATTTGTGTGTTTTGGGGGATTATAGGAATAATTACATTTTATCAATTTTTTGGTGGATTAAAAGAAGGTTTTGAAGCAGGACTCTTTGGTTTAGGTAGTATTATTAATTATAAAATGGGAGATGGTGTTAAAAATAGTTGGGATAGTAACAATATTTTTAAACCACAAGATTCTATAATTAACGATATAAATAACAATAATGTTGATTCCTTAGATGTTTATAAAGATTTAGAGCATAATGAAAGTGGGCCAATACCATTACCCGATGATGAATTGGTTTTTTTTGATACAAATAAGTTTAGTCCTGATTGCTGTCCGTCTAATTATACAAACAGTAGTGGGTGTTTATGTGCTGCACCCGAGCAAATGAAATATTTAAGTGAACGTGCTGGAAATAGCACACTTGTTAGCAATTATTAGAAAATATATAAATACAATAAATTATTTTATTTATATTATTAAGTGAGAGTAAAATATAGGATAAGTTCAGTTCTGTGGTGTGATTTTGTCATTAGCGAGTTAAACATATATCCCCCTTACACGACCATAGACCCATTAATCTCATATACACGATGCATTGACGGTGTATTGTTTGATCTATATATTATCCAATTTATATTATCACTGATATTGATTTTTGGCATCTCAACTTCACTTGTATTTGTAGGTGTAATTGTAGATGTTTTCGGATTCCATTTATAACTAAAATCATTTGAACCACACCAATTATTATACTCTCTTACACGTCTTTTGCAATTATTATCACTATCACCTGATCCACGATATTTTTCTCCCCACGTGTCGCGATACCATTTGTTATCAGGATTAAAATCATATCGGCTTTGACAATTAAGTTTCGTATGCACATAACATCCTGGTTCTGTCGGTTCAATAATATTATCAGGAGGATTCCATGCATAAGTAAAATCATTTGAACCGCACCAACTATTAAAGTCACTTACACGTCTTTTGCACGTATTTTCAGAAACATCTGCTCCCATATATTTTTCTCCCCACCAGTCTTGATACCACTTACTCCATTCTCTATTGTTATTATATGGTTGACGTGGACAGGTGTCGTTTGTATGCATATGGCATCCTGGTTTTGTCGGGGGCGGGGGTTTTGAACTACTTGTTTTAGATTTAATAGCTTTATACATTTTATTATCAGTTTTAACTGCTATTAAAGAACCATCTTTTTGTTGAAAAATATCTTTAAACCCATTTGTTTTTATATCGCCTTCAATCTCTATATGTACCCAATCATTATTTCGTAAGTAACGTATTTGTTTATTAATCTTTCCTATACTCACAATTGTTCCATCTTTTAATTGTATTATACTACTAAATTGCCAATTTTTTCTATTCAAATTATTACTGTATATCCATTTATTATCCTGTGTTTTTTGTACAATTATATTATCCATATTTATACCTACTAATGATCCATCATTAAATTGAGTAATAAATTTTAATTTAATACTATTATCAAATAATTTAAGTGTTGTATTTTCTGACTTATATAAATAATTATTAAAAGATGATACAAGAATGACCGAATTATCCTTCAATACACATATTGATAATATTTTATTTTTAAAATTTATATTATCTATTTTTCTCCAATTACCTGATGTTTTACTTTCATGCAATTTATATATTAGTCCGTCAGTCCCAATACATATATTTATCATTGATTGTGTTTGCGATACTATTGTAGTCGAGGTATTTATAAAATCTTCAGAAAAATTTCCAGTATTAGTATTCCAGCAATTTTTCCCCCATGTAGCTTCTATACTATCCACAATTATTTTACCACCATCCCATTTATCACATGATTTATATTCATTTATATCAGATATACCTGTATTTTTTAATAATAATGTTGTATTTTTCAAATTTTTCTGATAATTTTTTTCATTTTCAATATTTTCTGGTGATAAATCGGTGATAACTTTCCACCAATTATGAATAGGATGTTTTTTATAACTAGTACCCCATGTACCATCAGTTCTTATTAAAACTTTTTTAGTTGTACGGTCAAATATATATCCTGCAAATCCATCTGGTCCACCCGTATCAACAAGTCTTATACAAAATACATTTTTTCCAGGCGTTAATTTTACCGAAAGATCATTCCAGTGTCTTGGACCTCTCCAGTTCTGGTATAATTTCACACCATTATGCCAAATCCATCCATAGTCATCAAACGTAAATAATAATCCAGCATTTATATCTTGGTTTGTATCATTATAATACACCTTATAAAACCACCTAGGGTCATGCCATCCGAACATTTTATAATAACTCCCGCGGGCATTAATCCAAAATGCTATGTCATCAGAAAAATGATCCCACATTCCATTCCATGCTCTTCTACCAGTTCTCTTATCCGACCACCCCCAAGGACCTCTATTATATCTATTAAAAGGAACAAGTTTTGTTATATGTTGCATATTTTGTATATTCCACTCTCCATTAATATCTAATTCTTCATCGCCTTTATCAAATATAGCAATATTCCCATTTTTCAATAATCCAGAATTTATATTATCATTATCATTGCTGGTCGAATATGATTTATTATTTAATGAATCCTTATACTGATCATTAGTATACTTATTTTGTGAATCTAATACATTGTACGCAGTTGTATTTTCTTTTATATATGTATCTTCGTTTAATATAGAATCTTGTTCATTAGAACTTGTATAGCATGTATATTTATTATTTTCTTTTGATAAAGCAAACATAGTATGTTGACTATCATATGCTATTAAATTGCATGCATTTAATGCATCCTTACTACTATTTAATGAATATGTATTATCCAAATAATGCTTTTTATAAATACCATTTTCAGAAAATCCATGATTATCTGCAACAGTATTTTTCATACATTTATTTTTATCCACTACGCCTGAAATTGGCGATTTATTTGCAAAAACATTATAATTAATATTACCTTCTTCGTTTATTTTCTCTTTATATTCAAATACTTTCTTATTTAACGCTGTATCTGATTGTTTTACCGTATTATTTATACGTTCATATGTATCTTTTTTTTCTAAATAATTACTATTATCTGGGGTAGGATCATCATTGTTAACTAATTGTGATGATGCGGTTAATGTATTAAAACCTTCATCTGTTTTTTTTTGGTTATTTTTTAATAAATCAATACCTTGATTAATAATATATTTTGTATTATTAAACATGTATAATATATTAATTAATAATATAATAAATTATTTTTAATTTATTATAAATAATATTTTTAAATTACTATTAATTCAATGTGTAAATTATTTTTTTATATAATGAAATAGTTGATAAGCAATAACAAAACTACCTAAATAAACCATAAAGTAATCTATTTTTTTTAACTCTGGATTAATAGATATATATATCAAATAACCTATAATAAATACAGTAATTAAAAAATATAAAATAAATCTATAAAAATTAGACAAAGACGTAAGTTGTGATAATTCAATATTTTCTTCTAATAATCTTGGTTCTGTAAATATTTTTTCATTTAATTTATCATATTCTGTTAAATTATCAGAATATACTTTGTTTATATTTTTTTCATTTTTTAAAATCAATGAATTAAATTTATTTGAAATAGGTACAAGATGGTTTAACTTATTTTCTATTCGTATCTCATAATCTAAAAATTTTCTGTGAAAATCATTATTTTCCTCTCGCTCCTGTCGTGAAAACACATTTTTATTATTATCATAAAGTTTAGATTTTTCATTCAATCCACCATAAAACAAATCATGAACCGCAAACATAACCTGATCAATCTTTGTTTTAATTACATCAGTAACACCTCTATATTTATTGTTATTTATCATTTCTATATATTGGTTTATACTAAATAAATAAAATAAATAAATAAAAAATAAAAATAAATAAATTAATCCATTTTTATTTTTTATCTGATATAACTAACTTATATCCGATAGATACACTTGTAATTATACATAAAAATAAAATAATATTACTAGTATATAATTGATTTCTTGTTAATATAGTATCGTCAAATAATCCTTTTGCAGAATTACTCGAACTTTTTAATGAGTCTATTCGGTTACTAAGTTTTTTAATAATTATATTTATATCTTTTGTTTGATTATCTAAATCTTTTCCATGATTTAATAATTCATTACTTAATTTTGTAATTTTATTATCAATCATAAAATATGAAGTTTGAGTATTTAATAGGTTATTCATCGAATCATTATATAATTCGATATTTGTTTTTCCATTATTATTAACGGTTAAAGGGTTTAATTTTGCTTCTGGAAATACATTAACAATCTTACTTAAATATAAAAAAAACTCATCATTTAACATCTTTGATTCATTTAATAATTCTTCTGGATCAATATAGTTTTTCATTTTATGTTTATTAATATATTTAATTATTATTTTATTTATAATTTATTTATTTAAACATACTCGATAAAAATCAGATTTAATAGATGTTTTACTTGGACGAATTATTTTACAAAAATTACCTGGACGAATACCAATAACTTGTGAAACAGGACTAAATCTTGATATATCTGGAATATCATTATCACTCATAATATTATATTTAAGTTTAACTTCTTCTTTTTCTTCATCGGTTAATACAATATGTTTTGGTACAAGTTGATGTTCCATTATATTGTATTGTAATCGTTTGATATTTATAATATTAACATAAGTGTTATTTTGTTCCCAAATATCAAGCAACGTTTTACGTATTGTATCATTTGGTTCATCTTTCATAATAATAATTAAATCATCCGATGGTTTTAAAATTTCATCAATTGCATACAAATCTTCAATATATTCATGAATATTAGTAGGACGCATACTTTTTGCTAAACCGATTGAAGAAGAACTCAAGTGATATTTTACATATACTTTTTTACCTGTTGTATTATTAATCATAAGCATATCCATTTGTTTTGTTTCAATTAATGAATTTACCTCATTAATACTAAAATTCTCATATTGTGTAACATCATAACCTTGCAACTTTAATAAATTAATTATTGTTTTTCTAGACTTATAAATTTCTATAATTTGACTGCTTTGAATATTTTCTTGTCCCATTCTGATACTGTATTATTAATATATATATAATAAGTTTATATATATATTCAATTTTAATATTTATTATTTTATATTATTTTATATTAAATGAAATTGTTTTTTTTGTATTTTGTTTATCTTCCTCCGTATTTTCATCGGCATTATCATCGTTTTCTTCATCATTCTTGACTATATTATCTTCTGGTATAAGGATTGATTCATTTTCTAGCATATCTTCTTCTTCAATTGGTGTTAATTTATTATTTATTTCATCAGAAACCTCAATACCTTTAAGTTCTTCAAGTATTTTTATACGACGTTTTTGTAAATCATCAATAGATGGTTCTATAGTATTAATTGTACTATTATCAATAGTTTGATTATTTAAATTTTCATCACTTGGAATAACAGATAACGAATTTTCATTTAACCACGTTTTATGTGATTCAGTTTCATACTTAGTAGTTATTTTTTTAAGTTCTGATATATTTTTACTAAATATAGAATTAACGTTTGATATTTCATTTAAGAAATCAACCTGTTGTTCACCATGTACTTCTTGTGCAGCAGCAAGAATATCGGCATCTACCTGTGATAATAATTCAGGATTTAATAAAGATCCCCATGTAGTTGGTAAATTATCAATAGACTTGAATATTTCACATCGTTCTAAAAGTGCACTTGATAATTCACTACTTATACCATTAAACCCTTTTGCGACAAGATATACTTCTGAATTTGCTGGACGACTTGTTTTTGGTTTTGTAATATAGCATTCGTCGAACAATGATGCGACAATTGCAATTAATGAACGACTAAATGGAGTGATAAATGTAAATTGTTTTGTTACAAAATTACCACCCACAGATAAAGATAATAACCCTGTAAGAATTTGTCCAAAATTAACAAAAGACGTTAATTCTTCCTGGCGATTTAACTCGTCTTGATTTATTTCTATTCCAACATCACTTGTATATAATGTTGCACCTGTTTTATCGTTATTTGCGAATCTTACATGAGATGTATTACTTAATGTAGTTATAACGGATGAATCTGTAACATCGCCACTTATTGGTGTTTCACCATCAGGTAATCCATTTGGAATAGGACCCATCAACCAGTGTGTTCTATTGCGTTCATAAATTTTAAAGCGATCTTCTAATATAGTTGTATTTCCAATTTTCATTGCAGCATCAGGTAAATAAGAACTTGCAATCCAATCAAATTCGCTTGTAATGCATTTTGTTCTCATATAATGGTTAATTGCAATTATAAATGCACCTGGCAATTCAGCATTACAAAATGCATTCACGATTGGTAAACAATTACCATTCGTTGTGTTTAATAAATTCATTTGATTAATTAACTCATACATTTTCAAAGCAGCATTTGTTGCATTTTCCATATTATATTGTTTTTGTACAATATTTCGTAATTTTGAATACATATCAAGACTACCTGCTATGGTTGGAAAAAAATTACTTGGAATATCATCTAATTTTGATTTTGCCGCATTAATTTCATCATTCAATTTAAACCATAAATTTTCTTGTGAAGGTTCTAATGTAACAAAGTTTCGATTTTCAGAACTTGGTAATGGAGATAAATCATTTGCAGTTATAATATTTAATTTAGAAATACGCCATTTTTTAAAAGGAGGTGGTTGTATTTTTGTAAATCCTAGTTCAGATACATTTGTAATGGATTGTTTATTTGATGGCATTTTTGATTTATCTAATCCAATACCCTTTGATATACTTAGGTTATCAATATCCTTATTAGTTAATTTTTGTATATTATCAGAGAATGAAAGATTTGTTATTTGATCAATATTGTCTTCTGTTATTATACGCATTTGAACATTCATTGTTGTTAATTCTTGCATCATTAATTTAAATGCATAAGGAACTCTAACAATACTAAATGAACGTCCATACTTAGTAATTGTTTGTATATTTATATTATCACTAATTGTTCCAGTATATTCTATCGGACCGTCTAATTGAGGACTTATAAATAAATTCTTATCTTCATTATATACTGCAATCGTTCCTGTTTTATTACAAATTGCCATATAATAGTCATCTCCACGTTCAAGCATTGATTCTTGCAAAAACTTTGTTACGCCGTGCGATATTAACCCATCACGTTCCATTTCTCCTATACGAAGACCACCATCATTTGCTCTTCCTTGTACAGGTTGACGTGTAAGAGAAGTCCGAGGACCCTGCGCACGATAATTTATTTTATCCTTTACCATATGTTTTAAACGCATATAATATGTAGGACCCATGAATATTTCTGTTTGAATTTGTTCTCCAGTTTGTCCATTATATAATACATCATTTCCACTTGAATGAAATCCATTATTTGTTAATACATTGCCGAATATTTTTGGCATATCACTATTATTCACAAACGCAGTACAATCTCCAAAAGCACCTTGCATTGAACACGCTTTACCCATAATCGATTCAATTAATTGACCAATCGTCATCCGAGATGGAATCGCATGTGGATTTATAATAATATCCGGTTTTAATCCAGATGATGTAAATGGCATATCTGCTTCTGGAATAACCAATCCAACCGTTCCTTTTTGTCCACAACGACTGCAAAATTTATCACCAATATTTGGTATTCTTTCATTTCGAATACGAACTTTTGCAATTCGCATACCTTCATCGCCTTCAGTCATAAATGATTTGTCAACATAACCAAGTTGTCCTTTCTTTGGAAATGAAGATGCGTCTATGAATACATCAGAATTTTCAATGTTATTGCTAACTTTTCCAATTAAAACTGTTTTTTCGTCGACAATTTCATTTTCTTTAATTAATCCATGTTTATCTAATTTAGAATAATCACAACCTGGTTTCATCCCAATTACCTCTTTATTTTCAATGTTTGAAAAAATGGTATTTACTGTATTATTGCCAGTATTTTCAACTTCTTCTCTACTTTCATATACACTAAAATAGGTTGTTCTAAATAACCCACGTTTTAATGAACCTTCATTAAATAATATAGAATCTTCCACATTATATCCATTAAATGACATTATTGCAACAATTGTATTTTCTCCACATGGATGTTCTTCATTATTAATAAACTGTAAATAACGACTTTTAACTAATGGTACCTGACCATTATTTAATACAATACCAGTTTTATCTACCCGTACTTGATAATTTGTATGATATAACGATACTGCTTGTCTTGATTGTCCACACGCAAATAAATCACGCGGAAGTTGATTGTTTTCTGGAAAAATAACTTGATTTCCCATCACACCTAACATTAATGATGGATGTATTTCAATATGAGTATACGGGATTTTATATGATTTCATTATATCATAATCCATTGCAATTAATGCACCTTCTGTTTCCGATGTATCTAAATAATCCAATAATGCAAATGACGCAGATAATTGTTTTATACTTGTTACGTTATATAATTCACTTACATTATCATAAACATGATTATTTTTAATTTTAAAATTTAAATCTTTTTTTTTAGAAAATCCACTTACTAATTCTTCCCATGTAAAATCATTGCTTTTTATTTTTTCAAGTATTGCTTCATTGGCATAACTTGGAATGTGTTTATTACTATAAAATATTGGACGACATATTCGTCCTGCATCTGTATATATAAATAATGTATTGTTTTTTATATTCCAATATATACTTGTAAATGTAGGTATAACTGCAACTCGCCTCAACGATTTCATTTCATTTTCAACTTTAAATGGGTTTGCAATTACACCAACCCACTGTCCATTTACTACAACCTTACATAAATTTGACAAAATGATCGGAGTACATTCACTTAAAAACATCATTTCGCAATGCTTTCTTACCCATTGAATAATTTTATTTGATGAATATCCTTTTGTAATACTTGCCATAATAGTTAAGTTTTTATGTAACCCGACATTTCCTCCATCAGGTGTATCAATTGGGTCAATAATACCCCATTGAGTCGTATGTGCTAACCGTGGACCAACAATCTTTGCACTTGCATCAAGTGGTAAATTCAGTTTTCGCATCTGAGAAATAAATGAATTATAACTCAAACGATTAACATCTTGTATAACGCCTTCACGTTTTGTGTGAGATTCTGATCCCCAGTTACCCTTGAATGCTTTACGGAATCCACTTTCGACTATACGTTCTCCAAAAAACTCAGTATAATTTGATTCAATGAGAGATTTAAAATTGGATTTATATATACTCTTAAAATAGTATTCTTTATCAAAACGTTGAAATATATTACGTTGTTGCAATGTATAATATTCCTTAAATAAATCATATATCAACGATCCAGTTAATTCAATGCGTTTATATTGAAAATTATCACGATCAGTTGGTTTCATTTCCTTCATATAAACTTGAAGTAATTGTTTCGTCATATAACCTATAAAATATGCTTTTTCATTAAAGTTCATTTCGCCTATATGTGGTAATAAATAATTTGTTAAAATTTCTAATGCATGTGGTATTGTTTTCCCTTTGGTAAGCATAGCAATATATTTTAATGCTATTTCTTGATTAAATATTCTTCCAGCATCATGTATTGACGGGATAAAAAGATCAACATAATTATTATATTTCTCTCTATCTAATAAACAATAATCAATTATATCTCGATCAGAATTAATGCCAAGTGCTCTCATAAGAATAAATAAAGGCACCGGTTTACGCACGTTAGGTATAATAACAACAATTTGATTGTTTGACAAAATATTACTTGGGGCAACAATTCGAATTGATAGTGTACGGATTGGTTTTGATGCATCTTCTGACACAGAACGAATTTCAGCAGAATGACTATAAATATTATTTTGTTTATCTCTTATATAAATCATATTATCTCCGAATTTTTCTTGACATACTATGCATTTTTCTTTTCCATCAATAATAAAATACCCTCCTTTATCATTACGACATTCTCCCATTTGAAAACGAATTTGTTTATCTAATCCATTTAATATACATAAATCGGATTGTAACATAATAGGAAAACGACCAAGAAATATTTTTTCTAATACAATTGTTTCGCTTTCAATTTCATCTGTTTCTGCATTACGAATAAAAAAATCAACTTCTACATCATAGTGTATTGTTATACCATATGTCATATTACGTAAACGTGCTTCATTTGGATACATAAAATGTTCTCTAGAATCGTCATATATAACTGGTTTTCCATAATATAATTTATCTCCATTTTTACCACCTAAATACATATCGCATTTTAATCCAAATTCATTTGTATCTGAATTTTGTTCCTTCATTATTCGAATAGGATTTTTTTCTTTAAAAATACGTTTAATACCTTCATCGAAAAATGAATTATACGAATCTAAATGATGACTTACTAAATAATTTGGATTATCATTAAAATACTTTTCTATAATTGACCAAGGAAACCGTTCTTCCATTTATATTATAGTATTAGTATAATTTTTATACTATATTGTACCTTAATTAATTTAATTATATAATACATAATTTTAATATAAAATTATGTAATCTTTAAAAAATTATATTACTCCGTTTGTAGTCATCATAAATCCCAATAATACAAAAAACAAAACATACGGGAAAATAACTAAAAACCAAGAAATGCCTTTATGTCCAGATTTACATATTGAATCTAAAACAAATGTCCAAAACGCAATATATACAAATTGACATAAAAACACTAATGATGTGTTAGGAACATAACATTCATAATTACCCATACAGAAACTATCGGTATTTCCTCCATTCTGTAAAATTAATAAAATCATCGTTATTGCAGATAAAACTAAATATAAGTATGCGGGTTTACATAATTTTTTTATCGTGTTCATTTTCATTATATTATATATAAATATATTAAATATATATATATATTAAATACCATCGACGGTGTTATGTGCATTTATATACAAATCTTTTATATTTGGAGGTAAATCTATTTTGGTATTGTTAGAACTTAATATTTTTTCTGCATATGGTTGTTGAGTTGGATAAACCATAGAAGATGGACTTGATTCAACTCCTTTAAAATTATCTGAAATATGTTCAACCTTTGACGCAATATATCTTGATCCATTCAATATTTCTGCTGGTATAATTTTATCAATAATACCCCCTCCCTTCATATTTTTTCCTCCTATTTTTTTTCCACCGCCTATTCTGGTAGAAACTGGAAATTTAAAATCACCATTATTATCATTATATGGATAAGGATGATAAAGATGAGAATTTCCTCCTCGTATAACTCTTTTTTTATATGTTTTATTCCTAGATTTTTTACATCTACATTTTTTACATCTACAATTTTTATTTCTTTTGTTATGTATATTTTTAACGCTTTTGTGAGTATTTTTTTTAATATTTTTTTTAGTCTTTATATTTGTCTTATTTTTCTTCCTATAATTTCTATATGTTTTTTTATACATTTATTTATATATATAAACATTATATAAAATCATTAAAAAATAATAATAATAACAATAATAGTAAAATATAATATAAATTTACTCAATTTCAACATGTGTTAATAAATGACGTCGACAACACAATTTATCTAAATTCAAACTGTCTAAAACTTCTCCTTCTGCAGTTTTATCAGTATTTACTTTTGTTAAATAAATTACATCATTTGTATTGGTATTTTTTTTATGCGATTCCCGCTCATATGCCTTTTTACGCACTTCACGTTCATAATGTCGATATAAACTACTAATTTCCTTACCACACGTAAAACATTTAATCGGAATAAGCATTATATCTTATATTTATAATATATAATGTTGTATTTATTTTAATCAATTTTTTTATTAATTATATTTTTTATTAATTATACTTAAATTATAAATTAATATAATTAATTTGTTCCATTGCATATTATTCTTGATCCATACTCGGTATCTTTCTTTCTATAAATTCTATCAAAAAATTTCATTAAATAAGATTTATTTTTTATATTATTTCTTTCTACGAAAGCATCATCTATATAATCTATATTAGAACAACCACTATTTTTAAATAATTTCTTTATACAAAGTTTTGATAAATTAGTTGACAGTGAATTTGTATTAATGCACGGTTCAGGCCATTTTGATTCATCTGAACCATAACATTTATCATAATGTAATTCATTTCCATATTTTTCATTACTTAATTTGATTTCATTCATTTCCGATTGAATTTCTTCTTTGGTGTGATCCTTATACGAATCTAGTAATTCATCCGTAATATGTGAATTATTTATACAACCAGTATTTGTCCATAATTTATTTATACATTCATTTGAAATATTTGAATCAGAGTTTTCAAATAAAGAGCAAGGATCACTAACACGCGTTTGTGTACCTTTACAGTTTCCGTAACAAGTATTTTTATGTAAATAAAAATTATAATCTATATCATTTATTTTAGTAGGTCCATTCATATCTCCCGAAACACATTTGTTACCATTAAGCAATACACAGCAATTTGTTAAATTACAGTTTGTAGATGTTAATTGATTACATTTTGTATTTAAATAATTAGTTGATTCATACTTTCCACAAAATCCATTATGTATTTCATTATTATGAAAAAATGTTTTACCTGGATATGATTCTGGCGTAGTATTTATTAATTCACTTTTGTTAAAAATACCAGATGTTTCTTCACTATCTTCATCTAATATTGACTTTGATTCACCCTTAAATGTAGTTATTAAATTATCTAACATTTTCGAAAAAATATTATTATCAATTTTACCTTTACTTTTTAATGTTTCATCTATTTCTTTTGCATTTCTTTTTGATTCCTCTATAGTTACACTTCCTTCTAATATAATATATTTACTATTATAATACAAACTTCCTAAAAATACTATTAGTACGATTAATATCAATAAGTTATTATTTAATTTAATTTTATTAATACTCATAAATAATATATTTATAATATAGTAAGAATTAATTATATATTATATATTATAAATTGATTATATACTATATAGTCTCCTTTCTTTGTCTATCCAATAATTCTGCTCTAACTTTTTACCATTTTCAGTTAAATACATTGGACCATTCTTTGCATTTCCTTCTACGCATTTAAAATTAGATATCATATTAGTATTTTTATTAAGTTTAAATGTTGGTGTACAGCATGATGGTATATTACATAAATTTACAGACCGTGATATGGTTTTTATATCATTATTCATTACGGATATACTATTACATTTTTCTGTAATATTATTTCGGTCTTTACAAAAATCATCTTTTAATTTGCTATCTAAAAAATTATAAATATCATTGTACCCTTCTTTAATATATGAATTATTAGACACTCTAAATATTACAATAATTATAATTATTATTAATAATAATAGTAATCTATATTTTAATTTATGGTCATACATATATAAAAATAACATATTTTGTATATTATATATATTTTGTATATTATATATATATTGTATTATAAATATATACAAAATAAGATAAAAATTTAAACCTATGGTATAATATATAAAATATATGTTTAATATATTTAATATATTTTGTTTTTTGTCAACAGTAAAAATATTTGGTTCAATATCACAAGTAAATTCAGTTGATATAGATGATTGTAAAACAATTATAAACCATCAATATAATAAAAAATATATGTTTTGTGATGATAAAGAAACATGGTATAATGCCGCACAATTTTGTAATACAAATGGCGGTAAGTTATTAACTATAGATAGTTCAAGTGAAAACAATTGGATTTATATTGAACGTGAAAAATATAATATTGATTCTGATGTATGGGTTAATTTAAAAACAAATAATATGATTCACTGGCATTGGGATAATAACAAACATGGTTTTATGAATTGGAAACCAGGGACACCCGATGGATTTCGTTTAGTTAACTGTGCACGTTTACTTCCGTCAAGTAAATATTTAAATGATATGATATGCAATAAAGAATATGATTTTATATGTGAAAATCCAATAACTACAACGCCAACTACAACGCCAACTACAACGCCAACTACAACGCCAACTACAACGCCAACTACAACGCCAACTACAACGCCAACTAGCACATTAACTAGCACATTAACTAGCACATTAACTAGCACATTAACTAGCACATTAACTAGCACATTAACTAGCACATTAACTAGCACATTAAC